GTGTCCGAACACGGATCAATTGCCGCGGCGCGGGTTGCTTTTTCGCGTTGTTGGTTCGATAAGCAGGGGTGTAAAGAAGGCATTGACTGTTTGCGGATGTTTCGGCGGGCCTGGGACCCCAAACGCAAGGTTTTTTCGGAAAATTCCTTCAAGGACTGGGCCAGCCACGGTGGTGACGGCTTCCGTTATGTGATTCAGTCGACGCCATATGGGGTTAACAACTCTGATTGGAGTCAACCCATACGGCGTAATTTGAGGGTGGTGGTATGACCGAGCAACAGCGGAAAATGCTGATCTGGGGCCTCGCCGTGGCGATAGGTGTTGTCCTGATTATCATGTGGGCCGGGTGGCCATCCTCGCCGCCGCCGGTAGTGGTGCCCTGATGGCAAATTCCGAGGAATACAAAGTCGAAAGCGTCTTGGGCGATTACGAGAAGCATCTCAATCAGCGTTCGGTTGAAGGCTGGGAGCTGGCCTTTATTCAGCTTAAGGGCACAACGATATTTCTGGTTTGGAAAAGGACCCTGATTCCGTCTCCACATCAGATTTTGCCCGAGGAGGGTGGGTGATGTTCAAAAGTACGCTGAAAAAGGCCAAGAAAGCCCTCAAGCCCATCCCTCAGGCGACATTTGAGAGGATCGTCAAGCGTGAAATTGAAGCAGCCAGCGACTTTGTCACCTCGTCCCTCGTCAACACCCGAGTCCTCGCCGACAAATACTACCAGGGCGAAACCAAGCTCCCGCACGAGCCCGGACGATCAGGTGTCATCGTTACCTGCGTTCGAGATGGAGTTCGATCCGTCCTGCCGAGTATGGCGCGCATCTTCACACAGTCTGACACCGTGGCGGAATTCAACTCCGACGACGAAGAAGACGAAAAGATGTGCCAGGACATGACATTGTTCGTGAACAGTGTTTATGACCGATTCGGAGGTTATGAGGCCCTGATCCAAGGCTGCACTGATGCTTTGAAAGCCCGTATTGGTGTTGTCAAAGTGTCAATGGAACGAAAAGTCATCTCCTCGCACAAAAAAGACTTTGTGATGCCGATGGCCGAGCTTCCGGTCCTTGAGGAGGACCCTAATGCTCAGGTAACCGAAGTTTCCGAGGAATTTCCCGATGATATGGGCCAGCCGGTGGTCCAGGCGGTGCAGACCCGGCAAAATGTCCGGAAAATCTGGCATTTGGATGTTGTTCCACCGGAAAGTGTCATTGTGAACGCCTCTGCGACCTGCCTCGAGGATGCGCGGCTGGTTGGCACAGTCGAGATCATGCGCGTTTATGATGCGGTTCTCATGGGGCTCGATGCACAGGAACTCATAGAACTCCGCGGCTCCACCGATGAGAGCGCCATGTCGGATTACGAAAGGAATGAGCGCACCACCTATTACGTCAATGAGAATGAGCCCGACGCCGATGAAAAAGACCCGATGTCAGACGACATCACCATCGCCGAGATATGGCTTCGCATCGATGCAGATGGTGATGGTGTAGCGGAACTCCGGCACATCATCACGGGGGGCAGTGAATACAAGATACTTTTGGACGAGCCGGTTAACTTCGTGCCACTCGGCATCTTCAAGACTGACCTTCAGCCGCATGTGTTTTTCCCCATCTCACTCGCCGAGGACCTTATTCAAGATCAGGACGCGCAGACAGCTCTCCTCAGAAGCATCCTCGACAATGCCGCGCTCACCAACAATCCGCAACGGGCGTTCAACGAGACGATGGTCAACGCCGAGGACATGCAGAACAGCGAAATCGGCGCATTGATCCGCACCAAGGGGGCGGGACAGATCGAAGAGCTTCTGACCCCATTCGTGGCCGGCCAGACTCTTCCCGTTCTTCAGTACCTGGAAGAGGTCAGTGAGAAGCGGTCGGGTATCTCTCGTATGTCGCAAGGGCTTGATCCTGATGCACTCCAGTCTACCACCAAGATCGCCGCCAATGCAGCGGTGATGGGGGCCGATGCTCGCATGGAGATGATGGCCCGCAACGCTGGCGAGACCGGCATCAAGTCGATGTTCCTGGCGATCGCCCGTATCGCCATGAATGAATTGCGGGGCCCGCAGAGCCTCAAGACCATGACTGGTTATCAGGAGGTTTTACCGGATATTTGGCACGATCAGGTTGGGGTCTCGGTGAATGTTGGCCTTGGCAATGGCCGCATCGATTCGAAGATCATGGCGCTGACTGCCGTCGCGGCGGTGCAGACCCAGGCGATTATGACTCTGGGCATGGCCAACCCGGTGTGCGGTTGGGAGCAGTTCCGTAACACTCAGAAACAGCTTCTCCGTCTGGCCGGCGAGAAGTCGATCAATCCGTATTTCCCGCGTGTTGATCCGCAGATGCTGGCGCAGCTCGATGAACAGCAGCGCCAGGCGGCCGCGGCAGCTAACCAGCAACCGCAAGGCCCTGATCTGGTGGCGGCTGAGAAGGTCAAGGCGGAAGCCAAGATGCAGATCGAGATTCCGAAGATGCAGATGCAGGGCCAGCTCAAGACGGCCGAACTGCAGCAGAAGGGCCAGATCGAGGGCGCGCAGCTCAAAACCAAGCTTGAGAGCGATATGCTCAAGTCGATGATGGAAGATGACAGGGCCCGGGATAAACAGGCGGCCGATTATTCGGTTGCCGCCGAGAAGGTACAGCTTGATGACGCCACCAAGCGGCAGGTGGCGATGGAACAGGCCAAGAATCGTCCGCTTCCAGGGAGGAGCAATGGTAGCGCCCCGAAAGCCGTTTAGGCCGGTCGATCTCTCAAAGGGTGGTGAGCTGCGGTCGTATGAGCCGAGTAAGCCCAGCGATCGTTTGCGGCGTGGTATTCTGTCGATGTTTGCCGGTGAGGAGGACTCTGTCACGCGCCAGTCACGCGCTGGGACAGTGGAGAACCTGGCTAATTTGTCAATGCTGCCGTGGCTGGCCGATGTTGGCTATGGGGCGGGACAGGCAGCGGCTAATCCGAAGACGCGAAAGCGGAATTTAAAAGATTTGTCGATGGCGGCGTTGTTGGCGTTGCCAGGAACGCGAAAGATTCGTGCTTATCATGGTTCGCCGCATAAGTTTGATAAATTTAGATTAGACAAGGATGTTTTGCGTACTGGTCAGGGGGCAACTTCTTATGGGGAAGGAACCTATCTTGCTGAGGCTGAGCCGGTAGCTCGGGGAATCCGAGATGAAACTGCCGGCAGTGGTGGGCATATGTATGAGGTTGATATTCATGCCGATCCTGAGGAGTTTCTTGATTGGGATAGGGCAATAAATGAACAGAGCCCTGTGGTTTCCAGGAAATTGCGTGACGTTGTACACCCGGAATGGAGAACCGCTGAAACGCCAGTAGCCTTGAACCAAGGGGGTTTTGGTATGACTCCAGAAAGGACGATGGCGAAGATCAAAGCGGCGGGTATTCCAGGTATTCGATATTTGGATGCTTTATCCCGTCGTGGTGAGGTGTCTAATCTGACCCGTAACTATGTTGTTAATAATCCAGATATTCTGGAGATTTTGCGCCGATATGGTATTGCCGGTTTGCTTCCGGCTCTGGGAGTCATGAATAGTTTGCCAACCAAGAAGGAGGAAAAACAATGAGTACTCTCACACACGAAGAGATCCGCAAGCGTGAAAACCTGAAGCAGCTCATGGATTCGGAGCTGTTCGGCCAAGCCTTGTACGATGTGCGCCAGGCACTGGGTGAGGAGATGCTGCGCACCAATGACAGTGCCCAGCGCGAACGTCTCCATTTGGAGGCCAGTCTCCTGACTCGAATCCAGAGCAAGCTCACTGAATATGCCAATGAGCTGCTGTTTCTGAAGAAAGACGAGGCGGCCTGATGGCTGACGAACCGGAACTAGATGCTGGTGATTCCGAGGTTTTGCAGGCAATTCTGACGACCGAGGAAGCTCCTCGGAAGCCTGCGCAGGAAGGCGAATCGGAGCCAGAACCCGATGCGGAAACCCCGGACGAGGGTGAAAAAGAGGGGGAAGAGGGCGAAGAGGGCGAAGAAGAAGCCGAAACCAAGGCCGAGGGTGAAGAAGACGAGGAAATCACCGATGTCGACGATCTCTTGGTGGAAATTACGATTGACGGCAAAAACGTCGAAATCCCGCTCAAGGAACTGAAGCAAAACTACAGTGGTAACGAGTACATACGGCAGAATATTCAGAAGTCGGTTGAGGTCAGAAAAGCGGTCGAATACAACGCCGCCGCGCTCTACCAGGCCAATCAGGAGGTGGCGAATAAACTCCAGAGCCTGAATGCTGTCCTTGACACGATGGCAAAGCCGGACATAGATTGGGATGCACTTCGGGCTCGAAACCCCAACGAGTACCTTCTCAAGCGGGAAGAGCTTAGAGAAGTGCAAGAAAAGCAGAGGCTTGTCGCACAGGAAGTCGATCGTATCGCTGAAGAACAGGCTGCTTTGCAGTCTCAAGCTCGCCAGCGTATGGTTATCGACCAGGCCCAGCGCCTAGCATCGATCCTGCCCGATCTAGCCGACCCCAAAACGGCCCCTGTGGCCATGGACCGGCTGATACGTACGGCAGAGTACTGTGGGATTCCACAGGCGGAAGTCGAACAGGTTGTCGACCACCGCTACATGCTTGTCTTGGAGTTGGCGGCGCGCCAGTTGCAGGGTGAGTATGAAAGATCCCAGGTACGCCAGAAAGCCAATGGCGATGCTGCTGCGACTGTTTCACCTCCTCGTAAAGTAGTTCTTCGCCCTGGCTCGTCTCAAGGAGCCGCTGCTCAAAGCTCTAAGCGTTTGACAGCGGAGACGTATAACCGGGCGATGAAGACAGGGTCTGTTGAAGACGTAGCAAAAACCCTGATCCTATCAGCGCCCAGACGTAGATAGGGGACTGAGGTCCCCGAACACAGGGGCACCCTCATGGGCGTTACAGCTGGTACTATTCAAACTTATGCATTTGCTACTCTCCGTGAGGACTTGTCCTCTGCTGAGAATATGATTTCTCCGACCGAGACGCCTTTCTTGACCTCGCTCAAGAAGATCAAGGCCAAGAACAAGCTCCACGAATGGCCACTTACCGAGCTTGGGGCGGTTGAAACCAACCGGGTGATCGAAGGCGAAGCGGCTCCGGCGGTCAATGCCGGTGTGACGCCATTCAGACGGCAGAATTTCTGTCAGATCTCGGACAAGGTGCTGCTGATCTCCGATTCGACGCCGAAGCACGATGAAGCGGCCGGCACTGAAAGTCTCGCCAAGCAAATCAGCTACAAGCTGAAGGAACTCAAGCGCGACAAGGAGACCATGCTGCTGGATAATGTTGCGGCCAGTCCTGGTTCCGCTTCCACGGTGCGCATCTCGGCGGGGTTTGGGGCGTTTCTTATCACCAATCCGGTGCGTGCGGCGGCCGGTTCGCCAGTCGCTCCGACACTGTCCAATTCGCCTCGAACGGGTGACGGTTATCCGAATGCGGCGGCTACAGCAGGCACAGCCGAAGCGCTCACCGAGGCGAACTTTAATCTCGCCATGATGAACGCCTGGAACTCAGGCGGTAATCCGAAATACGCCTATGTGACGGCGGCGCATAAGCGCAAGATCAGCACGACCTTTGTCGCCAACGCGACCCGCTACAAGTCCGCTGACGACAAGAAGCTGATTGCGGCCATCGATGTCTATGAGAGTGACTTCGGGCAGGTGCAGATCGTCCCTGACCGCTTCATGCATGCTAACTCGATCTATCTGGTTGACCCTGAATATGTCGCTCTGGCGACTCTCATGGAGACAAGGCAGGTGCCTTTGGCTCGTACTGGCCATGCCGAGAGCGTGTTGATCCAGAGTGAGTATTGCCTTGAGGTTGGCAACGAGAAAGCCCATTCCGGTGTCATGAACCTGACCTCAACCGGCTCATAAGGAGCAATCTAATGGTCGATAAAAAGAAAGACGATGACCTCTACATCGAGTTTAACCGGGATTTCGGTTATCGCGGTGTGCATCTCGGCAAGGGCTTCGTCCTGGATGCCAGTGAGGACAGGGCCTGGGCGGAACACCTTGTCCTTATGGGTGATGCCAAGAAGGTCGACAAGCCTGACCAGACCCCGGAGAAGCCTTGGGAAGAGGCTTTAAAGGAGCGGCAGGCTGAAGCGGCGGCAGAGAAAGCCGCCAAGACCAGGAACCCGAACCCAACGGCTGCCAAGTCGTATGATGCGCCAGCCAAGAAGTGATCTTGCACCTCGAACCTCCCGCGAGGTGTGGGATCACGAGCAGGGGCTCATAGTTCACCAAGAACAAGACATTGAGCCCCTACTCGATGAGAACCATGCCGATCGCACGTCCGGGAACAATGGCTATAGTCCCGGACGGACGTTGCGGCGGATTGGTTCGATTCCGATGATCGTTATAGAAAAGGTCATGCGCGAACGTGGCATCAATCTCCTGGACGGCAGTCAGGATGCTCAGAAGGAAGTTCGCAAGCTTCTGGATGAGTATCCGTTTTTTCGAACGGTGGACAGAATCTGATGCCGAAGCAGTACGTCGCTATAAGAGACAAACTGGCCAAGAAGATGCCGATGAAAGACGCCAAGAAGCACGCGGCCATGATGTATAACGCCGAGCACCCGGATCGTCCGGTGACCGGCAAGCATAAGGTTGGGAGGAAGAAATGACGGCTCTAATAGGTGCCTTGATCTTCGTCGCTATCGTGGTGCTTGTTGCTGTCGTGGTGATTTGGGCCATTGACACGCTTCTGGCGGCATTGGGTGGGCCAGCTGTTGTCGCGGTGGTTTGCCGTGTGGTGGTGATTCTCATCGCCCTGCTGGTGATTATCAATAAGTTGCTGCCATTGGCTGGCCAATTCACATGAGGTAGAAGATGAAGAAGCAATCGAAGAAGGGTAAGCCTATTTTCTCCGCGGCGACCAGTAAGGAAGGCAGCAAGGGGCCTAAGTACCCGGCTAAATAATGCTATTGGCGCGATGCCACACTGGCAGGGCCATTGAATGATGGGATTACAAGATGGCTTTCCCGACAACCACCAATGGCTGGGTCGCATATGTTCGTGACTGGATAGGCGCGGACGAATACTCCGACGCCCAGGTAGGTCGTTTTCTCGATTTGGGTCAGGTCCGTCTCAATACGGACCTGATGAGCTATCGTATGGAAAAGTTGGTCAGTCTGGTCCCTTTGGCTGAGGCAATGTTCATTGACTTGTTGGCGGCTATTCCTGACTTCGGAAAAATCAGACTGGTCTCGGTCCAGGGGATCGGTCCGCTCGATGTGGCAGCGCTCAATGAGTACGTCACCAAGGACCAGGACCTTACCAACACTTGTTATATCCCCGAGATGTACAACATTGATGCTGGCAAGCTCTATATCTGGCCGTGGCCGGCCGTTGATGCGGTCATAGACATTCACTATTACGAGAGTGTTCCGTTACTCTCGACAACCATCAACAGCAACACATTCACAACTTATCATCCCGATCTGTTGCTCTATGCGGCGGTGTTGGAGGCCGCGCCGTATATGGTTGAAGATGAGCGCATCCCTGTCTGGGAGAACAAGTACGCTGTGGGGGTGGCCAGTGTTAATGCCGCGTCTACCAAGATCAAGTTTGGTTCCACGCCTTTGTTGCGCATGATCAAGGGTCTTTCATAATGTCGTTGAAAACCGTTCCTGCTTATTATGCTGATGTAGCTGTCCGGGGGAACACGTTTCATCGGCAGTATCGCTGCAAGGCGTCGAATGAGCCTGTAGACCTGACAGGTTATGTTGTCAGGTGGCGTGGCGTGTATGGTGATTCGATCCTGGAAAAAACGACGGCTAATGGCACTCTGGCCATGACGACGCCTACCAACGGCACTGTGGGTCTGTTGTTGTCGCCGACCGAGACGAGACTGATTCCGGTTGATGACAACATGAAATATGAGCTGGAGATTGTTGGTCCCGATGACTCCCAGCATACGGTCTTGTGGGGTGACCTGGTAGGTAAGGGAGGCGTTACCATTGGTTGATGTTGTCGAGATTCTGGTCCCGACCTCGCCAACGATTATAGAGGTTCTGATTCCGTGGGAGCCTATTGTCCTTCCTAGTATTACCTTGTCAGGATCCATAGTCACGGAGAATGCTCCGTTTGGGACTGTCATAGGGACGTTTGGAGTTATCAACGCTACGGGTACGCCGAGTTTCACTTTGCCAGATAATGCGGGTGGCAAGTTTGGAATTGCTGGCAGTGATTTGGTGCTGATAGCGGCCCTCAACTATGAAATTGCCATATCGCATACTGTCATTGTGGCGGCTTCGGGAGTAGGCCCCACTCCGCCCAATCGACAATTCACGATTACCGTTATCGATGAGCCGAAGCAGATGACTTTGTCTAATAATACGATAGCGGAGAATGCTGCCAATGGCACATTCATTGGTGCTTTGGCTGTTTGGGAGGGGATTGGTACGTATACCTTCTCCATTGTGTCGGATCCGGACAACATATTTACTCTTGATGATACTGATTTAGATAGGCCCGGAATTCTTGATTATGAGACCCAAACATCTCACGAAGTTACAATAAGAGCTGACAATGGTGCCGGTGATGTGATCGATCAGATATTTACGATCTTTGTGACAGATGTTTTGGACACTACGCCGCCTGTAACGTATCCGCCAGGAACAACAGGTACTTCGATCTTTGGTGGGGTTTATGTCAATCAGACGACTACGCGGCAATACATAGTTGGATCGGGTATTTATATGAATGAGGTCGTTTGATGGTTCACATATACGTTGATAGTGCTGCGGTAGGAGC